TGTTACGTTTTGTAAATCTCTAACTATTTTTGGTAGTTTCATCTTTATAACTTTTATTACTGGCGTATTCCCACTTAAACCCACCACCATGTTTTTTTACTCCTGTACAACATGCTGATATGGTGTTTAAATGTATTCCATTATCCTTACTCGCATGTTTCATTGACTCATATAATGTAATAAAGTTTCCTTGCATATCCAACTTCTTCACGGCTTTCCATCGATGTTTATTAGATCTTGGAGAACTATTATTTAAATCCCATGTTATTTTCATCCCCTTCTTAGACTTACTTATATTTTCACTCCACTCAGGGGAGTGTTTTCTCCCTTTAAGTGCCTTGCTAATATTATCTCCAAATCCTTCAGGTTTTGATTTACCTTTATGAGCCTTGCTGATTTTACTTTTAGATTCGTTAGTATGTTTTTTCTTTCCTGTGGTTGATTGTGAAATACTTTTTTTATGTTCAGGGGTCATTTTATATTTTCTACCCTTAACTCCACTTTCACCACCCGAACTTATATTAACTAAACAACCTTCACCTAAATATTTTCTACCATATTTTTTTATTAGGGATACTTCTAAATCACATGCTGCCTGTTCAGTTAGATTTTCTTTTATTATTTCAGTCCTAGGATTTCCATATTTGGAAACATAACTTAAATAGTATTTATTTCTACCATTTTTAAAATCATCGATTCTTAATCCAGTACCCATCCCTATGTAAAATACATCTCCAGTAGTTGGGTTTAGGTGTTTATAAACATAATATTTTTGTCTCATCACTTAGGTGTTTAATCCACCCATAAATATGTGAAAAGAAAAGAATATTACAACTCCTTATCTAAACCTCGTTCTTTAACAACATCCATGATTTTTTCTAAATATAGTGTCAGATCCATGGCCTCCTCTTGGGCGTGTTTTAGCCATCCTAACAAATCAACATCTTTACGTTCTAATGTTGTATTATATTTTTTAATACCTGTTTGTGAACGTTGTTCGAAGTTTTCCTTTACTCGTTGGACATATTTATCCTTTTTGGGTGTAAAGGTAGTATCAGGATAAAGGGGGGTTGTATCTGTGATAGTAATATCTCCTGGGTATAACCTACGACCTAAACCCTCATTGTATTTTTTAACTGAATCACCCATTGAGTTGGATTGAATTTTTAAAATATTTATCTAAAGCGGAGATTTTATCATCAGCATCTACTAACATTACTAGTGCCTCTGTTGCGTTTTTGTAAAAATCTTCAGTACTATGATCACCAATACCCACAGCATGATTACCTAATAAGTCTAGTGATAATAAGGCTTTTTGTTTTTCTGCTTCAGCCTCTGTTTTAAGCATTTTGTATAGTTCAGCTTTCATTTTAATAACTTTTTAATGGTTTTATCATCATTTCCTCTATGTGTCAATATACGAATAATATCTGACTTAGCCAACAAAGATCTGTATTCTGTTGCTTCTTTTTGTGAACACTGGTAATATGAGGATAATTCTAATAGTAAATCGGAGTTAACCTTTTTAGTTTTAGATTTTATATATTTACTCCATTTATTATTTTTTGGAATAAACTCTTTATAAAACTCATATATTTTACGTTTTTCGGTTGGGTGAAACTTTTGTGCTTCGTTTGCTACAATTAGATGATTAGGGTTCATACTAATCAATCTATGTACTACATAAGCATTAAACATATCCCAATCTGCGGTTGAAAACTTATCAACCGCGGTTTTATATTGGTTTATGTGTTTACCCCAATCAAATACGTTTTTACAATAATTCATCTTTATATTCTTCTCTTAAGTCGTTAGGTACTGAGTCTTCTACTAACTTACCAGTTGCAGCATCATAAAATACTGGGATTGGCATAAGTGCATCTGAGTCTGTACCTGCTACAAACTTAGATACTTTACGTAAAATAACTCCTTGTAAAAATACAGATGTACCTTCACTGTTCTTAACAGCAGAAGTGTTTTTTAAATCGATTGGTGGTGGTCCGGGTTGTTGTGGATTCATAATTATTTGTTATTTATTAAATTTTGGATTAAACTCATAGCATTGATCTCTTTATCTATGCGAAAGTTTGATTGATATTGATGTTCATTTATAAGCATAGCAACTGTACCTTGTTTATTGGGTAGGTATTTATCTGAATTATCATATAGAAAACGATATAACTCATCAAAATCACTTACACCAGCATCAGCGATCACCTGCCTAATATTGGTAAAGTTGGGTTTATCTAACGCTAACTCCTTCAATACATCACTCATATATGAAGTTGATACTAACGTTGATTTATCTAGATTAAGCGTATTTTTTATGGTGGATGCTTGGATTGTATTAAGCATCTTACGAATATCTGGGTAATATTGGTTAACTAACGATTTGATTTGTTCTAAGTCAAAACTCGTTTTTTCTGTCTCCAAAATATTAACCAAATGTTTAGCTACATCAGATTTAGTTGGTGCTTGTATTTTAAACGTTTGGCACCTTGATTGGATAGGATCAATAATACGTTCAATAAAGTTACAAGTTAATATAAAACGTGTTGATTTAGAATATGTTTCGATTACGTTTCTTAACGATGCTTGTGCTTGGATAGTTAAGAAATCAGCCTCATCAAGTATTACAACCTTTAAGGGTTTAAAACTTGCTACACTAGCAAAACCTACAACTTTATCTCTAATAGTTTCAATACCGCGCTCATCACTTGCGTTAATATAAAGTGACTCACAATCCAGATTATTAATCACGATTTTAGCTAAGGTAGTTTTACCTGTTCCTGCTTGACCATGAAATAAATAGTTCTGAATATCGTTTTGTTCTAGATATTTAGCTATTGTTGTTTTAAGTTGTTCGTTACCAACGTAACCGTCCAATGTTGTAGGACGGTAACGTTCATTTAGTAACGTATGTTTATTGTTGCTCGTTAGTCTGACTGAGTTCGCCATATAAACTAAATGTTTTAATTGGTTCTGGTTTAACTTCTACTTGTTCTTCACGTATAACATACAACTTAGAATCTAGGGGGTCAAGCCTGAATGAAACTTGTTCTTGATTAACACTAAACCAAGCCTCTAGAGCATCAGTTAGTGATTTATGAACTACTCTTTCACCTACTAATGTCCACCTATCTCCTGGTTTAACACGTTCTGCTATTAAGTCGTATTGTGTTTCTATCTCTGTTCTTACCATTACATGAATTGTGTTGGATCAACACCTCCTGCTGAGTTATCATCTGATTCTTCGTCTACCACTACAGCTTCTGTTAATAAAATAGTACCTGCGATTGATGCTGCGTTTTGTAATGCAGTACGTGTTACTTTAGTTGGATCTATAATACCAGCAACGTAGAAATCAATAATCTCATTTGTTTTCAGATCGTATGATTTAGATAAATCACCGTTTTCAACTTCGTTTGCAATGATATGAGCATCTGTTTTTTCAATACCTGCGTTTTGTAGAATTTGAATAAATGGTTTAACACATGCTTGAGATACTATTTTACCACCTGTTGTGTCTGAATTTGTAATAGCTGATTTAGCCTCCAATAATGCTCTACCACCACCTGGTACTATACCTTCTTCAATAGCAGCTTTAGTTGCGTGTAATGCATCATCAACTCTATCCTTTCTTTCTTTCATTTCGGTTTCAGTCTGACCTCCAACATGAATAATCGCTACTCCACCTACAAATTTAGCTAAACGATCTTGTAGTTTTTCAATCTCATATGGTGTTGTAGATTTATCGATTTGTGCTTGTAACTCTTCAATACGTAATTTAATAGTATCAGCATCACCTTGACCATCAACAATCGTAGTTTCTTCTTTTGAAATAGTTGCTGTACGAGATGAACCGAACCACTGAGTGTCAAAACGATCCCATTTCATACCCTTGTCTTTACTAAATACTGTACCGCCTGTTGTAATAGCAATATCTTCTAATACTAACTTACGACGATCTCCAAACTCTGGTGCTTGAACAGCACAAACGTTGATGATACCTCTCATCTTATTAACGATTAGTGTAGCTAGTGCTTCTTGTTCAATATCATCTGCGATGATTAATAATGAACGTGATTGAGCTGATACTCCCTCTAAGATAGGTAATAAGTCTTTAACTGCTGTTAGTTTACCATCAACTATTAGAATAAATGGATTATCTAAAACAGTTGACATAGTATTATTATCAGTAACGAAATAAGGTGATTTATATCCTTTATCGAACTGTAAACCTTCTACTGTCTCTAAATATGTTTCCCCAGTACGAGATTCTTCAATATGTACAACTCCTTCTAATCCTACTTTTTCAATAGATGTAGCGATTAACTTTCCAGTTTCAGAATCGTTATTAGCTGATACTGTTGCTACTTGTTCTAACTGACCTTCAGCTGATATATCTTGACTAACTTTATAACGAAGTGATTCTACTACATCCTTAACTGCTACATCAATATCCCTTTTGATTTGAACAGCGTTTTCATTATTATTTAACGCTGTTAACCCATCTTTAACCATTTCACGAGCGAGTAGAGTAGATGTTGTAGTACCATCACCTGCTTTATCTGCTGTTTGTTCAGCTGCTTGTTTTACTAGTTGAACACCTAGTTCTTGGATTGGGTCTTTTAATGTAATAGATTTAGCAACTGTAACTCCATCCTTTGTGGATTGTGGAGATTCAGGTCCTGCTATAACTACATTTCTACCATGTGGTCCTAATGTTGATACTACTGCATCTGCTAATGTGTCAATACCTTGTACTAACTGTTTTCTAGCTTCTGTTCCTAGTTTTACTTGTTTACTCATCGTTTGATTTTAAAATTGCTAAAACTTTCCCTTCATCACAGGCTAATAATTCACCTTCGATTGAATCTATTTTGGTTACACCTACTTGTGGTAAAATAACCCTATCTCCTACTTTAATAACTGTTGGGATTAGATTACCCATAACTGACATTCTTCCAGGTCCTACTGAGATAACATCTCCTGTTATGTGTTTTTCTTTACCCATATCCGGTACTATAATAGAACCGAATGTTGTTTCTTCCTCTTCTAGAGGTTTAACTATGATCGCATCGAAAACTGCTACCACTTTAGTTAAAGCTTTGCTTGAACTCATCTAATTTAGTGTTTAATTGATTAATATAATTGTCTAATGAAATTTCTTTCCCATCTAAAGCTAAGTATTTCGCGGCTGATGTTAATGCGTGGGCTAAATCTTTATGATAACCTAAGATGGTTTCACTATTAGCATTTTTACGTATTAGATTAAATGACCACTCATCCTGAGAGATGTAATACTTACCTAAACTGGGGTCTGTAATAATAACTTTGTTGGAGCCTTTAGGTCGGCCTTTGAAATTTTTGTTTGCCATAACTATTTTTTATTATACGTAAATATACGAATAAAATTTGCAATAACCAACCCCTTCCGGGAAGATTCTTACTTAATTTTTAACGTTTTTATACCTTTACCTTCTAAATAAGGGATTGTAATTTCTAAAAGTCCGTTTTCGAATGTTGGAATAGCTTTAGCTAGATTAAACTTGGGATCTATTTTCCAACCTAGATTAAAAGAACGTTTAGCAATACCCTTATAAAGATATTGTTGTTTAGAGAGTTCTTTAGCTTCTTCCTCTAATACGTCTTGTTTCTTTTCGTAATTTACTCTTAGTGTTTGACCTTCGATTAAGATTTCTAGGTCTTTTTTATCAATACCAGTACAAGCAATCTCAAATGTGAGACCGTTGGTGTCTTGATAAATGTCTAATGGGTGTGCTAGTTTGAGGTTTTGTTCTACAGGTCTGTAGTTACCATCGTTGTTTAAAAAATTTCTGACCAGAAGGTCGAATGGTGTTCTCTCGAACAGATTTAATGTATTCATATCATTTGTTTTGTGGTGTCCTAAGATCACCGGTTAAATTAAAACATAACTATTGCCCGGAAGGTGCGTTCGTTATTTTGTTATACATATGCACCTTTAATTAAAGTGCGTATTATAGAGTTTATTAATACGATTTGTACCACATGCTATACCCTCACTATTTAAAATACCAACCACTTGTTTAAGTGATTTATTTGGATTATTCGTAATATACGAAAGGATTACCTCGTCTCCAACCTTTTTGTTGGTGAATTTACGATTAGCATATGGGTGGGGTAAATCCTTAGATTCGTCTATAAACCATTGGTTTATTTTATCTCTATTCCAGTTAAACTTTTCCCCGTTTTGGATTAACCAACTAATACATTTAGATGAAATATTAGTTGCGTTT